GGCTTGTGTGGCCGTATTAACCGCGACAATATCTACTGGCGGATTGAAGTAATCCAAGTAGCGCTGGTCGGTATCCTCAACCTCTCCCTGATTCGGATATACATTAGGGTCTTGGGGGCCACCGAAAACCGAAACGATCTTAGTTTCTGTTTCGTCAGAAAATTGAACATATGCAATAGTCATTTTAACTCCTTAAAAGGTGTATTCGGAAAGAGCGACAGCAAAGTTGATGGTCCCGGTGCTAGCTGAGTCCACGTAGTAAATTGTCTGAGGGGTTGTGATTGGTATCTCATGGAAGGGCGCAACAATGCCGCCGCCCACACCGGTGTTAGAGATCGCCAGCGTCAGGGTTCCGATGGAAGCGCCAGACCCTCCAATAGATGCCGCCAAGTTTGACCCGGACGCGTTAGATGTAATGGTTAGCGTGCCATGGCACGATTTCGCATTTAGCGGCGCGTAGGTGCTGATATTCAGTGCGGTAGCCGTACCTTGCTGGGTAGCCGTGCTGAGTACAGTTGTAAGGACGGTAAATACAGTCCTGTCCGTCTGATAACCTATCGTGAATAAGCTGCTGGCAATTCGCTGCACGCTGACAAGGGCGGACGCTGTATACCCAGCGGGCATATTTGCGCCACCGTAAACCTCTGGCGCCGCCGTCGAAGTTGCGTTAACGGAAAGTAATGCTGATACCCCTGTTGTCGGGTTGTAGATAGCGTATACGGCAATATATCCAGTAGCCGGAACGACGCCTGTATCCATCCCGCCAACACCGGAGCCCGCAAGGTTTATCGTCTTGCTGAAGTTGCTGAGCAGCCATGGAGCGCCGCCGAGAGCGGACTTCACCGCCACCTCGTCAGCAGTAAATGTCGCTGTTGCGCTGGCAGCCGCAATCGACATTTTGCCATTGCGAATACCGCCGACAACTGCCGCCATCTGTTGGAGCTGAACTGCATGCTGGGATTGAGTTGCCGGACCAACCTGCTGGGCGCCACCAGTACAGCCAAGCAAGACCCAGGAGTTGAGCGTCGAGTGCCACATCACCTCGGCCTTACCGCCTGCGACGAATTCGCCGCCCTGCAACGGAGAGTGAGATCCGCCAATAATCGCGTTAGGTCCGATACCATTGGGGCTGAAAGTCGCGGTCGTAGGGTTCGCGGTCTTTACCTCGAACTCCAGCACCATGCCGTCAGTCAGTGTGGTGATTGCTGGAAAATAACTGCACTTGTAAACGCCTGCGGTGCCGAAATCTTTCGCATACCCCATGTTGTTGGCTTGGATAGCTGGAACAAGCCCAGCAGGAAGCAGCGGAGCTGATGCGTACTGCGCAATGCTTGCCGATGTGATCGTGGTTTGCCCGTAAGCCACGGTGACCACGTATAGGCCGACATAGCCGCTATCCGGTGCGGGCGTGACTTGGCTGCCAGTGGTGGCCATAACGCCAGCTTTGGCCTGAACAACAACGGCACCCTGGCGCGACGTATTCTGCGTAAGACCGTTATTCCCAAGCCCGCTGAATGGGGCGGAGGGGTTCGCGCTGTTGTAGTAGGGCAAAAGAACGGGGATTGCGTCCACGTCCTGGTATGCAGCTTCGATCAGGTAGTTGATGGACTTGCCTGACGTGCCCGGGGCGGCGCAGGTCAGGGTGACCGAATCAAGAAGTACACCCTGCTTTACGATTGAGTGAGTCGTATCTGCGGCCAGGCTTGAATAGGCAGTGGAGTCGATGTTGGCTGAGGCATATATTTCGCCTGGCGCCACAACGACCTGAAGCGATGCCGGGCCGGTAGGCGTTACCGCAAAGCCGTTGGCAATCGTGCTGGTGCCGAGCATGGATGCCGAGAGCTTGGCCAGGCCGATCATGGAGTCCTTCGCTATTTGCAGCAAGGTTGTCTCTGGCAGAATCTGGCCAGGGTAAACGGTCTGTCTGTCCATGAAATCCCCAATAAGAAGCCCGCTCAAGGCGGGCTGAAGTGTGATTTGGTTTGAGTTAGCTGGTGATGCGGTACCAGACCGTTGTCGCTATAGGCTTGGCTGCCTCGATAGCGGCAACGATGTCGGCATCTGTCACTTGTGGAGAAATCTGCGAGGCTGGAGCCAGTCCGCCGGTTCTGGATAGGCCGAACCAATTCGTGCGGATGCCGGGCCAATTTCCAGCGCCCGCGCCGAGCGGCCGATAAACCGTGACAAAGGCCTGATAGGGCGACACCACAGACCCAAGCAGTCCGGGCCCGGAGCTGCCCAGATAGAAATTAAGGCCCAGCCCGCCAACGTCTTGCGGGCGGGCAGGCTCGATAACCAAGGGGCTGCGCCCGGTCAGGTCAAACAACACCTGTTCCATGCCATGGCGCGTTGTCCGCTCCCTGAAAATATTGATCAGAATGCGATTCAGGTAGCTCTGATCAGCCTGAGCCGAATAGCGCACCAGACCACTACCGAAGAAGTCCAGCGCGATCAGGTCGAGCCAGCTATCCGAAGCGGTCTTTATCCGAGTCTGGGCCTTTGCATATAGATAGAGGGCGTACCCCCAGGAGATTGACTGGGCGTACCCCCACAGAAGCGCATCGAGTAGAGGGTTGCTGTCGCTAAACCAGCCGACGGGCAGCAGGCTCTTCAGCCGGCCGAACATGTCCGTTTGATCACCGACACTCATTTAGGCCACCGTGATTGCGCCAGGTCGAATGACCTGCTTTTGGGTTGCGGCAATGTCTGCCGTTGATCCGTTGAGCAGGACCGCTGACACGTTGGTGATGGCTGGACTGACTGCGTAGGCAATGGCTGCCAGCTGTGTGTAGGGCAGGATTTGCCCAAGCTTGAGGCTGGCGATATACGACTGGATCGCAGTGGTCACCAGAGCCACCACGACGCTATGCGTCACCGATGAGTCGGTAGTGATGACCATTCCGGCGCTCGCAGATACCAGCGAAGGGCCGAACACCCCATAGCGACTGGTGAATGGTCGCGCCGTCTCGATAGCGGATGCTGCTGATGCCAGAAATGTGCTTGAGGGTGCTCCGCTGCCGTCGTCCACCACCGCATAGAAGTAGCCATACAGCGTGTTGCCGCTGTAGTCCTGATTCTCGGTCAGCGTGTAGGTGACACCCTGCTGCATGGATGCCAGCGCGTAACCGATGGCTGCTTTCGTGCCCTTCGACAGCGACTGCACCCAAAGAATGAAGCGCGCGCGGAAGGCCGTGTCAGACTCAGGGTCGACGCCATTGGCGAAGACCGTAGCGTTCGTGACTGTATCGATACCGCTGATGCTGCCGACGATCACCGTCACCATGCCGACCAGCGCGTTGCCTGCTGATCCCGCCGTGAGCGCAATGACCGGCACCGTTACCGACGAGGTGCCGGCCGGGATCAGATAGCCGCCGAGCGTGGCGTTATAAAGGGCGTTCGTAGTGTCGATTGTTACCGTGAATTGCTGCGAGCCATCAGCCGAAGCAACCAGAGCGCCGACAGGGACCATAGCGGCAGTGGTCGCCGTGAACCGTGAGTAAGTGACGCTGCCAGTAGCAAAGTTGGCCGACAGCCGAGGAAAGCCAAAGTCCGCCATCCAGCTGTCAAGGTCGGGACCTGCACAGGTCGAGGCGCGCGTATTGATCAGCAGCGTGACGATCAGTTGCTGGAGCCATTGCAGGGCGCTGGCGTTACTTTCTGCGCAGGACCGAAGGATCGAGCCGATGGTGAAGTCAACAAGGCCTGCCGCCCTCCCCTGTATAGCTGATACCTGATCGCGCACCAGGTCAGTGAAGCTCTTGATATTGAGCGATGCCATATCAGCGATTTACCTCAAATGAGAGCGTTACCGGCTCGCCAGATGGCGCATCGGCGTAGCTGACAGCTACGGCCAGAGTGTCGTTCTGCGCCGACACCCGAATTACCGGCGCCGGAGTTTTCGTGACGCAATCCTCGAGCAGGATCTGCCCGCGAATCAGCGCGATGACCTCGGGGATATTGATCAGCGCGCCGACGTACCGGCCAAGCCCCGCGCCATACTCGGGATGGAACAGGTAATCGCCGGGGTTGGTGATCAGCCTGCGCAGAAGTCGCTGCTTGCCGCGATCCATCCCGGAGACGGTCGATAGATCGCCGGTCGGCGATAGCGAAAGATCGCCGTCGACGTAGTGGTTCAGGTCATTCATGGGACTGGTACCAAGGAAGTGTCGCTGCCGGACTGAACGCCGCTGGTTCTGTGCGTTTTCAGGCTTATGGTGTCCGCTACAACGTCGCCACCGGTTACCGTCAGCGTGTGATCCATCGCAACGGGACCACCTGTAAAGTTGTGCTGCGGCGCGTCATAGCTGATGGATACGCTGGAATGCAGCGATACCGTGCCGTCATTCTTGAATTTGAGCAGCGAGCCGCTCTGATGCATGATCCATGTCTCGCCAGAAGGCACGGCTGGCGGTGGATTTGCGTCACTGAAATAGCGCCCAGTGACATGCCCCAAGTTCAGATCGCCACCATCAAACGAGACGGCCACCTCATCGCCAAGCTGCGGCCCGGTCAGTACGCCCCAGCCATTGCCCACGCCCAGCGCCGAAAGCTGAATCCATCCGGTGTCGA